CCCCCCCGAACTGTCTACATATCCCGATCCCGTTTGGCTTGCTACAAAAACGGGGATATGAGCGCCAAGCCTGAAAGCGCCATTGCCTATGCGTGGTATGTGTGGGAAAAGGGTTTCACCGGTGATCCGGTGATAAAGTGGTTCAACTGAAAGGATGGTGATTGAATGGGAAACCCCTATTGGGATCGGATTACTGAAATGGCTGACCGGCAGAGAACAAAGGGAATTTCCACCTACGGCCAAGGGCTGGAACAATTCAGCGCCCCAAACGCCGTTCAACGGATTGAATATATTCAGGAAGAATTGATTGATGCCCTGATGTATTTGGAATGGACAAAAGAAAAGCTGAAAGAAGGTGCTTCGGATGAATGCAAATAGGTATATGCGGGACGCATTGCGAACCGCTGACCGTTCCGACAAGGATAAATTGAAGCTGGAATGTGCGTTGGGCCTTTGCGGTGAAGCCGGGGAGGTTGCCGAACAGGTGAAAAAGCACTATTTCCACGGCCACACGCTGGACAAGCGCCACATGATTGAAGAACTTGGTGATGTGGCATGGTATTTGGCCGTTCTGTGTGATGCCATTGGTTCCGATCTTCATACCGTGATGGAAGAAAACCTGATAAAGCTGGAAAAGAGATACCCGGAAGGGTTTGATCCTTACCGTTCACAACACCGAAATGATATTGGAGGTTGACCCGCTATGAAAATTATCAATGCCAATGTGGAATTTATCACCCCGGTTGATGGGGCCGCAATCCTGAAGCGCCTTGAACAGTGTGGGCGGGTTTGCTATAAGTCTGAAGCCAAGATCACCGACACCAGCGCCCCGGCTTTTGTGGCCGGTATCATCAAGCGGGGCCATGAAGCGGTGCTGGAACACTGTTCCTTCACGGTGAAGTTCATTTGTGATCGTGGGGTTTCCCATGAGATTGTGCGGCACCGGCTGGCTTCCTACTGTCAGGAAAGCACTCGCTATTGCAATTATAGCAAGGAAGGCTTTGGTTCTGAAATCACGGTGATCATGCCTTGCTTCCTTGATAAAGACAGCACCGCTTATCGCCACTGGTTTTGGGCCTGTTCCCAAGCGGAAGAAGCCTATTTCAATATGCTGAACTTTGGTTGTTCCCCGCAGGAAGCCCGGTCAGTTCTGCCCAACAGTTTGAAAACTGAAGTGGTTATGACCGCCGACATTCGGGAGTGGCGGCACTTCTTAAAACTTCGCTGTTCCCCCGCCGCACACCCGCAGATGCGGGAAGTGGCCCTGATCCTGTTAGAAAAGGTTCATGAGCTGATTCCGGTTTGCTTTGATGATATTTGGAGTGAATACCATGTATTTTAAGAAAGCTGGCGGCAGTATCTTTGGGGTTTCGCTGAATAAGGCTGAACAGAAGGCTTTGGATCAGGAAATCAAAAGGCAGATTGTCGAAAATGATCACCGCTTCGATATGGACAAAGAAAGCATGATCCTGTGGATGCTTCACACGGAATTCGGCTTTGGCCCCAAGCGGCTGAAACGGGCTTGGGAACTGTTCTATTCCGAAAGTCAGAAATTGCGGGAATATTATCTTCTTGATGAAGGGGATGAACCTTGGATTTCCCGCCAAAAGCTGAAGGAAATTGGCTGTGATGTGGAAGCATGGTATCAGGAATGGAGGGAAACCGATGCCCAAACCTTGGCAAAATAAAGAGGGCTACCCCGACCCCACCGCCTATGAGGGGTTGAAGCCTATCATTCGAGAGGATGAAGAACAGCAACGGCGGTTGAATAACCTGATCTTTGTTCTGAAGTACATTATCCGTTTGGCCGGGTTTGAACTTTTGAACCGGATTGAACTGAAGGACAAGCGGAACGGGAGGGAATACCGGTGATATTAAGTGTGAAGATCACTGGCATTATTGATGTGCCGGATGAATGGGGTGAAGATGCCCAAGATGTGGCGGACTATCGCTATAATGATCAACTTACCTTGGAAGATGCTTTGGATGAACTGATTGAAAAATTGAAGGTTCATCCTGAAGATGTGGAAGTGGGGGTTTGTGAATATGGGGCCGAACAGTGACACCGAGAAAGGAACCCTGTATATCAACGGGGAACCCCTTGCAGAAGTTGGGGAAATCAAAATTCCGTTGGAAGTGGAGCCGTCAGACTTTCCGCCGATTTTGACCGATGTTTCTTTCACTTTCACAATGGATTGCCCGAAATGGTTGCGGCGGAAGCTGGCGTGGTGGTGCTTCA